CCACAGGGTCGCCCCGGTGTTGACACCGTTTGTTCTGGTAAATGATCCACCACTCCAAGGCATTATTCAGTCTCCTCGTCTTTCGGTGCCATAGAGGCAACAGCGCCTGCCATTATAGCCTTTAATTGGTTAGAGCCCCATACAGCTTGGCCGCCAGGAGGCCGTTTCCGGGCGCTCCCGCGCAAGATTCTGGCTCCCGTTTCGCTTGTCAAGAACCGCCCAAGACCTCCTGTTATGAGCATTTGGTGGGCAGATTCCATTATTATTCCTAAAATACCCTGTTCGCCTCGTGCTAACTTAGCTGGGCTGGCTATGCCAGCGGCCATCAGTGAGACACCCGCATCCTGACTCGCGGGACCAGCGACCCTGTTCAAATATGCCCGAAAATCATTTATCGCTTGCTGTTCCGTTTTCGACCACAAGCCGTTCTTTCTGAATAGACCTACATCAGTGAACTTCTTGATGGCATTGTTGAACTGGCCCAAGTTGAACTGTCGGCTGGCATCCATCGAAAGGTCTCCGATGCCGTTTAATACCGACCTTTTCATTTCTTGCATGAGCGGCGCGTTGTTTTTTACAGCCTTGATGAAGGCATCGGTCTGGGAAGGGGTCAGATCACTCAAGAAATCCATCATGGCAACGCGACCCGAAATATTCTCATCGAACGCCTTTGCCATCGGAGAAGACCGCAACCGTGCCACGTCATTGACAACACTGGTTATGTTGTCCAAGTCCCGTTTACCGACCAGAGACCGCAAAACGTCCTGATCCATGCTTTTTATTTTCGCCGGATCACGCAACAGTTCACCGGCAACGAATGCCTTCAGGTCTTCAAATCTCTTTCCGGGGATTAAACGCTTCAGATCGTCTATATCGCTTTGCCTTCCAGAGGTAACAAGAGCATGGGCCAGTTGGCTTTCGCCACCCTTGACCCGTGTTTTAAGAATCTTCCCGATTACGGCCTTGTCCAGCACCGCAAATCGGCGGCTGGCTGCTGTTGCCGCATCTTTCCACAACCCTCGCGCATCCTCGACATCGACAACGGGATTGTCCATTGCTTTGGTAAGAGCCCGATACAAAGCGTCGGCGTCCCGGTTTACTTGTCGAAATACGTCACCGGGGGCAGGCGTTTTTGCGTCCCATAAGGTATGGCGAAGCGCCATCAGCTGGTCGGTAGCGTCCACGCCATCAATAGTAGGCAGGTTGGGGTCCATTTTGCGTATCAACTCAGCGGCTTCCTTAACGTCTTTCGCCAATGCCCCTACACGCTTCTTTTCCCGCACGGTTTTCATAATCGGATCACCGTACTGATCTAATAATTTGCCTTCGACCTTGCGCGGTTTCAGACCAATTCTTGTTCCCCGCAAAACCTGATTGGCAGCAGCGACCAAATTACCGATGTCATAACTTGCTGAAGCGGCGTTGCGGGCCGCCATGTAGGCCACATCCACTTGCCCTTTTACCAGTTCGTCCCATTCGGTCACGCCCTTTAATAGCTGTCTTCCAGCTTGCTTAGAGGTCATGCCCTTGTAGCGGGGATATACCCCTCCCGGCAGGGATCGGAAAATGCGCTGTTCCGCTTCATCGACAGCAGTTCGCAAGGCAACAGGAAGATTGATCGTAGCCCCCTCCACGATAGTTCTGAATTTCTTCATCGCTTCCTGGCGCTGCTTATTGAAATGCTGAATCATACGGGGCGAAAACTGTACGCCCATCTTCTCCCATTTCTTAATTAACGGATTGATAACCGTCTGTCCCGGCGTCACGACGGGCAATACCTGTCGCGCCTGGGCCTTGAGAGCGCGTCCCGCTCCCGTGTCCAGCGCCATAGCGGGCAGACCTTTTGCATATCTCGCGGCCGCCACAATGGGCTTTGATGCCACCTCTCCGCCTGCGCCGTATAGTCCGGTTGTTGCGACCTGTTTACCAACCTCCAACGGAGTTGCGTCCGTTTTGCCGCCTAGAATCTGGGATAACTGTCGCACCAGTTCGCCGCCTCCGGCCCCGACCAATCCTCTGGTGGCACCGCCCAGGAACGTGGGGTGCCTGGTGGTGGCAAATGCACCTAATTCGCCCGCTATGACAGGCGCTTCATAAGCGGCAAATTCAGCAACATCATAAAGAAAATCGCGCCATCGCCCTGAATCAGTAAAAATATTCGGGTCCAGTTTTCTGTACTTTTGCTGTGGGTTGGTCCGAAAATATAATTCTTTGTCCTGGGGATCGCGAACAATGCCGCCTTCGGGATACGACCTTTGGAAGACCCTGTTGGCTTCAGCCGCTGTTTGCGGACGGAAAAAAGCGGCGATGTTTGCACGGACGCCCAGGTCTTCAAGTCCCGGTTGTCCCGTCACCTTTTCGCCAGGATCAAGTTTTTGTTGAACCAGAAAGTCCTCGACAATCGCCTGGACAGTCTTCGTGTCGTCGTCGCCCCCTTCTGGCGTCAAAAATTCATCGACGATGCTTTCAACATCAAAAGCGGTGCTTGGGGACTGAGCCATTTTACTCCTTCCTCCTCGAATCTTTGTCCCAATCCAAAAAGCGATAAGCTGACCTAATTTGCGCTAAAACATCCTTGATGTCGTCTCCCTCTAGACCCAATTTTTTTAACTCTGTACCATATTTAATCAGCCACTTTTTGTCCTTTAGGTCATATGGTTTGCCTAATAGGAAATCCGATTTAGCACCATGAACGATGTATGCCTTCATTGCGGCCCGCACAGCGCCCCCTACTTGCTCGGCAGAACTTAGCTTTTCTAAAGCCGCCACAGAAGTTTCTGCGATTCGTCTTTCCGGCTCGGAAAACCGTCCGCTTTCTTCGCCCGTCATTTCCTCTATAAGTCCGGCGATTAAAGCCTTGGCCGCAACCCTATATTCAGCCAATTGTTCTGGGCTTGCCCCGGATATGACTTCCGCAACAACTCTGCCCAATGGGGCGTAAACTTGCCCCACAACCCCGCCAGCCAATTCAGCGGCACGTCCGCGCAATCCTGTCAATCCCGGTGTGTCCGTGATTTTTCTTAAAAGTGATCCGGCCCTTGCAACATGGAAGCCGGTCTCCACTCTTTTCTTTACTTCTTTCTGTGTTTGCGTTTTACCAATCGGTTGAGCGCCCTGAACTAATTGACCATCTACCAAGCTGATTCCGCGCCTGCTTCCGTATTTGCGGTCTTCTCCCGCTTGACCTCTGGCAATATCCTGTAGGAGCATTTTTTTGGTTATTTGCGTGGTTTTTCCAGTGGCAAGCTCCACAACGTCAACGGTCTTCGGCATTTCGGCCTTATAGCGGTCTCGATTAGCCCGCCATTCCCGCGTCGGGATCATTACCATCTCCAGGGTGTCCGTATCGAAAACCTTTCTCGGCACATCCCCGGCTTTTGCTTCTTCTCTAGCGACCCCCCGCTCCTCTTTGGCACGGGCTGTTTCTCGTGTTTCCTGCCGTACAGCCGTTTTTGCGGCATCCTTGATTGCAAGCAACTGGCTCCGCTGGTTCTGCAAACGCTCCCTCTCCGGGCCTTCTCCCGTTATGGCTATGGCGGCGGCGATGCTTCCCAGCCTCCGGTCTATCTCGGCTTCCTGACGTGCGGTGTATGCCTCTTTTCGCCCAGCCGTTATTTCCGCAATACGCCCTTGCAGCAGCTCTGGCGTGGTGCCCGCTGCCTCCTGAAGTTCCAACGGGATTTCCAGCGCATCCATACTGAACGGTCTACGGCTTACCCGTGGCTGACGGCGCTGTACCATGTCCATATCGCTTATGGGCATAGCGGTCTCGGTTATATCGAGCGTGGGGCCTGTGCCGGGGGTCCGCATTTGCGCGAACTGGCTGCCAATGGCTCTCTGCGCTGCTAATTGTTCGGCTTCTAACTGTTCGGCTTTGCCTAACTGCTGTTGTGCAGAATAGGTGTCCACAAGGCCCCTAAGAACATTGGCGAGATTGGTGCTTGCCGTCTGCGCGTAGGGATTGGGATCGTTCGGATTGTAGGCACTGATCCGTTTCGGCATCAGCGCCCTAGACAGGTTCCGATAATAGTCAATGCGCTTGTTTGGCGTATAAATGGAGGAAACCATCTATCTGGGCCTCCTCAAGAAGGCAGAACCTAGGGAGCCCGCAAGACCCAGACCCGCGCCCTGTCGGGCTACCTGACCCTGGAAGCGGGCCAGCTGATCGGCTTGCCCAGCGGAGGCCAGTGCGCCCAGATCAACAGGCGACGGTCCCTGTACCGGGGCAACTCTGAGCGGTGCAGCCGCCGCTGCCTGAGTGAATGGCGTGGTGCCGGTAATCAGCCCCGCCGCTTCCGAAAGCGGTAACTGGCGCAAGCGGACGGCTTCCGCAATCTCACGGTCTCTGGCTTCGCGGTCCAGCGCAACTTGTTGCTGGGCTTCTGCGATTTCTTGCTGTCGTCGTCGCTGGGCAACATCGTATTCCATGCCGATCTCGCCCAGTTCCTGGCCGCGACCCGTCAGGATATTGCCCAGAATATTGCTTTGCAATGACTGGCCCTGGAAGACCGACTGGCTTGCCAGATCACTCAAGGCATCGGCTTTGCCCTGACGGAATAATTCAAATTCACGGTTAAAGGCGTCGGTGCCTTCGGGAATACCGGCATTTATCAAGCGCGTTCGTAGCCGCCGTTCAGACCGGTCGAATTGCGGATTGAGCCGCGAGAGGGCGCGGCTGTAAAATTCATTGGCGGCGTCGGTGGTATAGGCGTCCAGCCCCGCATAGCCGGGTAACTCATAGGTCGCGCCAGAGGTGTCATAGGTCGGTTGCGCCCCGACGGAGCCGTAATCAAAGCGGGTCGGTTCCGCCTGGAAGCCGGACACATCCAGCGGCCCGGTCGGGACTTGGCCCAGACGGCCCGCCGCAAGGTCTTGAACCTGTCTCTGGATACCCGCTTCGGTTCTTCGCAGCCCTTCATAGGGCTCGGCCAGAGTCTGGGTCGCCAGATACTGATCCGGCGCGGTCTCACGAAAGGTGGTCGTAGAAAAGGGCGTTACGATGTCAGGCCGTGCCAACCGTGCGCCGACCCTGGCGGTTTCTAGGTTGGTCGCTGCCTGTTGCTGGCCGATGGCCCCGAAGTCTACGGGCGGCGGCGGTTTTGGGCTGCTGAAGATATCTTTAATGAAGCCCATGACAATCCAACTCCTTTCGCATCAGGACGGCGGTGCGCCGGTAGCCCTGCAAGACGCGCTCCCAGCCGGGGCGGCCTATGATCTCGACGCTGTCGAAATCGTGGCTACGGGCGTAATCGCAGATGTCCTTCTCAATATCCAATAGCTCATCCAGGTCGCCGCCAGCAAGACCGATCCGTAGCGACTTCCCAAAGGCGCAAGTAACGGCGGCGGAATGCTCACTGATGAAAAGCTGGAAGTCGCCGTTGGCGATGCCGCTTTCCACCTCATTGCGGGAGACGTTTTCAAATGCAACGGTAGCCGGTGCCAGTAAGTCCCAGACCTCATTTCTCAGCATCAGAAACCTCCCTGGCCCGGTTCGAAACGCACATCGGTCGCCAACCAACGAACAGACTGGCTATCGGTCATGGTTCTAAGCCGCACAGCGGCGTTCCAGCCGATTGCAGCTACAGACAACCAGTCTAATTGGGTGGTGATCGGTCCAGCCCAAGGCGTCGTATCCCAAGGCGACGTATCCCACGACGAGGTTCCAGAGGTGGTAGCCGAAGGCACCAGGGTCGAAGTGCCGTCGCGGTAATCCACGTCAAACCCGATGGATATTTCCAAAGCGGAATCCGACGCCATGACCGGGCGGATGGCCGTGTAGCGGGTCGGCCCCTTTCGCTCTCCAAAATAAATAAACGCCGTCTTGGCGCTGGCCTGGATAGCCGTACCGGAATCATCAGTGCCGGTGTCAGCCTTGTGAACCTTGGTGTTACCGCCAAAATACAAGTCGCTGTCGAATACCGTCCAGGTGTAGGCGTTCTGATCGCGGAACCGTGCCCATGCGCCGGTCTCCAGATTGACCACATACTGAACGAACTCGCCGCCGGTCGAGGCCGGGGCATTGAATAAGCCATAGCCGCCACGCGGATAAAGCTCACCTTCCCAACCGAAAGTGTTGCGGTAGCTGACCACGGACTCGTTGTAGGTCAGGCTAATCTTGTCGCTGATGGCGCGGTTGGGGGCGGCCTCACCGGTTCCCAGAACTTGCGTCATGGGCAAGATGCCGTTTTCGGTTATCAGATAGCAGTCGGAGCCGACATTGAGAATGCAGCGGCGGCCAATGGGTCGGCCCACGCGATACACGCCCACCAACGACCACAAACTTGCATCGGCGGGATCAGTCCCGGCGTACATGGCAATCTCGCCCTGATCGGTCCAGAACAGGGCATTGTCTTCCGGCCCTGCGCCGCCGTCCCGCGTCCAGGTGCCAATGGCTTGAATTTGTCCGCCAAGAGAATATACGCTGCCCAGATCGAACTCGGCCACGGTCCCGGCCACCGCATTAATCGGCAGAAAGCCAAACGTCAGGGAATCGTTGAAAACAAAAAACAGCCGCTCCTTGAAGCTCTCCACGCTGACTATATCCGTCGCCGTCACACCACTCAAAGTAGGGGTAGCCCAGGCAGAGCCATTCCAATGGCGGGGCGCATCGGCACCGTTGCAAATGAATAGAAACGAACCGCCCGACGTGGTGATATTGACCCATTGAAACTGCGCGTTTGATAGTGACGTTATGACGGCAGAGCCCACGGCACCGGCAGAGGTGACATCGTAGACGGCGGTTCCGCTGGCCGCAAACATGGTGTTAGCGGTCCCGGAATTATAAACCATCAGCGACTGCACGGTGGACGGCAGGCCGGTGACGTGATCTTCATAGCCGTTACGCACCTGAACATGAGAGCGGGCCGGAAAGAAGTTGTCCAGCCGGATCGCGTCGGTTGGGGGCAGCATATCCACGGAGTCGCGGGTGTTCAGGCCGCCCATCGGAGCGGGAATCGTGGCGTTGGCCCCGGTGATGCGTATTGGTGCTAGGCCCATCTCATCATCTCACTAGGTAAATACCGGGCCAAATGCAGTGACCCCTTCCGTTGGACGGCCCGTCCGCTGCAAGCCGCTGATGATATTGGCAAGTATTCTTCGCCGCGTTTCATCGTCTACATCTGCGAATGTACGCGCCGTTGGCGCTGGCGTTGCATCCGTATCGGTAGCGATGGGCGGCACGATTTCTATATCTGGAGCGCCACCATCCACGCCGCCGCCATCGAAGTCGCCCGCATCGTCAAACCCGGTTGATTCTTCCGTCCCTATAATTCCCGACAGTGCATTTGCTAACGCTTCAGTCCCTTGCGACAAAACATCACCTATCGGGTCAGTTATGCCCTCCATGATCTGAGCAACAAAGTCTCGTGGAATGTCCAAAATATCACTGATGGCTTGAATGCCGGGAATGGAGCGCATGGCGGGCATGTTCAGCAAGCCCTTCTCTTCCATCAACGCTGCTATGGTAGCCGCAAATCCAGCTGGTCCGGGCGCAACGAGGCTTGACAGCCCGATCACCGCATTGGTGACGGTCGGGTTAAGCCTACCGAATACCTGGGAGGCCAATATGCTGGCCTCGGACGGTTGCGGATTGTTGATGGCGTAACCTTGATGGTCTTGCGCATTCAACGCCGCCAGATCAGCAAATGATGCCAACCCAGTTTCTGAATTTATGCCCCAACCGACGGCTGGTGAAAACCTACCTAATCCGCCCCTATCAATGGGGGCATCAAGGGCACTGAAAGCCTGTGCTTGAGACATCCTGCCGGTATTGACTTCGTGCTGCGCCATTTCCATGGCAGCCTGTTGCGCAGCAACGCCAGCGTCAGAATCGGTGTCGCCGGGGTCCGTCGGTGTCCCAATGCCTTGTTCCCCCTCGAAACCGGGAGTTTCCATTCCACCTGGGGTA